TGAGGAATCGCAATGTATATCTTGTCAATCTCATCACACTCACTGATACACTTGCCTATTTTTAACCTTTCAATTTCCTCTTTGATTAGTTTCCTTTCAATGTCGGTGGTCGCATATTCATACCTTTTTTTTAGTCTATTTTCCTGCTCTATTACTGATTGAAGATATACATTGCGATTCCTCATCTCATTCAAGTCTTGTCTTACTTCTTCGATTGTTTTCATCATTTCCTCCTTGCAATGTGCATTTTTGCACTTTCCTAAAATGGCAACTCTTCATTAACCTTTGGCAAGTCTTCTATGGTTTTTGGCGATTCGCTCTTTGTTTTATCATCATAACTTAACAACTCTATTTCTTCCGCCACTACTTCGTATACCATTTTTTGTTGTCCTTGACTTTCGTATTTTCGTGTTGTTAGTTGTCCCACTACCGCAACTTTTTTTCCCTTTGTCATATATTTTGCCAATTTACTCGCCAAAATTCTCCACGCTATTACATTAATGAAGTCCGTTTCGTTTTCCGCACCTCTTCTTTTAACAGCAAGGCAAAACCTTATGTATTCTATTCCGTTCTTTGTTGTTTCAAGTTTTGTGTCGCTACACAAGTTTCCACTCATAATTATTTTGTTCATATTTCCCCTCCAACGTCTAAGTTCTTGATTGTTCCGTTCGACAACATTGTTGCCCACATATACCAACCTCTTACTTTCTCTTCTTTAACACTTATGACTATCCATACTTGATATGTTTCGTCATTATCTATTTCGTCCCACACCAAGGTTGCTCTGACCGCCTCGTAGCCCATTTCTCTTTTGAACTCTCGCTTGATGATTTCAGTGATGGAGCTGTCACTAAGTGGGATATATTCCTTTCCCTTTGCTTCCGCTATATCTACCAACACCCACTCATCATTCCAACCAGTCGTGTCGTGAACATATACCTTTGTTGGTTGCGGTGTACAACTTGCTATACACAACAACATCGCAATAATTACTACACATATGATACTTTTTTTCATTATTCTCTCTCCTTTACATAGCACCAACTTTGCGGTGGCCTTGTTATTTTCTTGATGGCATGATCTTTACCATAACCATTCTCTTTCAAAAAACAATTATCACAACACTTGCATTTGTTTTCAGGGATATGACACTTTGTATAAAACTCGCTCAAATCTTTTGGTTTGTCATAAATGACTAGGTTACTTATGTGCATCGCAGAGATGTTTTTTAGTTGTTTCCCGCTATATTCTAATATTTCATCTACCGATAAACAGGCTGTTTGAGGCAAAATCGAGGGCACTCCCACACAAATTCGATATTCCACTATATCATCGCAGACCCATTCGTTTACAATCTTATGACGACCATCAAAACCACTTTCGTATGTCAAAACCTTAAATGGTAACTCACACTTTGGTGGTCGTAACCTTAGTTCATTAGTTTTTAACTTTTTTTCTATGTTTCTGTTGTGTTTTTCTTTGATTGACATTATGATTGTCTTCATTATTTCACCTCCAAAATGTATTTCTTGAAGTTTTCTTCACTAATCTTTTCGATAAATTCTTGTATTTTTTCTGTGCTTTCGGCATAGACAACTCCTTGACTTTTATGCCTTGTATCAATAGCAGGGCTTATACAACCAACACGACTGAACCAATAAACATACCACTTGTCTTGGCTATCATCGTTCCAATCAATGTCAAACTTGCACCAATCTTTGTATTCTTGTTGGTAGAGGAGTTTTTTCTTGTGTTCTTCGGCTTCTTCTTCGGTCTTGAAGTAGTTGCCACTTTCATATAGAAAATTGTCAATTTGGTCAAAATTTTCTTCATTATCATAGACTTCTCCATTTAAGTCTACAAAATAATAAATTTGTCCCCGTTCAGCTCTCCACCTTACTTGCTTTGGGGCAACTTTGGCTTGTTCTTGTTTCACCATTTTGTCATACATTTCTCTTAGTTCTTTTTGTGTTAGTTCATCAAATTTCTTCATTCTTCTTTCTCCATTTTTTTAGTTGCCTAATAATGTCAATTGCTACTTGCAATGTTGGATAACCGCCGTACTCATCCAACATATTACATATATATTTCGTATCATCATAAATCACTACTCTATATGGACAAAGTATATCTTCTTCCTCTATTTCTATTAAGAATTTTTTCATATTTCTACCTCCTATTCGCCTATAATTCGTTCTTCGACAAAAATTACAATATCCCATAGCATATTTTGCAACTCATACCATATTTCTTGTTGTATTAGTATCGCATCTTTTGTGCTTTTGCTTGTCGCATTTTCTCTCTTTGCTTGCAAGCGGTCATCTTCCTTGCTTATTTTATCGTACATTTCTTCCGCCTTGTTTCGCATTTCTTTTAGCGCGTTTAGTAAAACATACTTATCCATTACTCCCTCCTAAAAAATTGTCGATATTGGTCAAATACTCATCAGCATTGACTTTGCTGTCGCTTGCGTTGAAGTCGCTTGTCTTGCTTGTCTTTGCCCCTTGAAGTCCGTTTAGATAGCTTTCGAACTTAGTCGCATTGAACAATGTTTCGGGGCGCAAGTACTTTTGCATTTCCGTGCCTTTCCACTCGCCGACTTTGCTGTCAATGACTTTCTTCATCTCTTCAACCGAATAATCTTGCAATCTTGCCTTGATAAGCCTTGTCGTACTATCTACTTTCTTGTAATGAGTACCTGCCTTTTCATTGAGATAAGACACAATTTTGTCGACATTGCTCGACATAGTATTATTATACTTATCTATACTTACCTTACCTATACTATACTGGGTATACCGTTGGTATCCATTTGGTATACCATTTGGTATACCTTTTGTGTCCATAAGCGGTTTTTCAGTGTATGCATTATTGTCTTCAAGTTCTAACATTGCCTTTTCTTCAGTGTATACTGTTTCTTTGTATCTATCACTTCTTAAGTAATTGTTTATTTTCCAATGCTTTATAACAATTATACCGCTGTCAAACGCAAGCACGAATCTCTTATGTATCAACAATCTGCAATCATCATCACTTGCACCTATCATCCGTTGTATCTTCTTAGGGTTGTTTACAAAGCCATCATCATCGGCTCTCATCGATAAGTGAAAATACAATGATTGTGTAGACAATGGCATTTCTAAAAATGCATCACTATCTATTATCGTTTTAGCAAACATTCTTCTCTCTGCCATAGTATCTCCTTACAAGTAGTTTTTCCCAAACTCTTCCATAAATTTATCGTGTCCGTATCTCTTCTCGAACTCTTGCTGTGCTAGTTGTTTCAACTCGAGGTCTAGTCTTTTATTGCCGTTGTGTACGCCATAATTCGACATATTATGCCATTCGGCTGTCAACCATACCCAACAACCCCACTTCTCGCTCTTCTTGCGGTTAGCATAGCCATAGAAAATGTGATGCTTATGTAAGTTGTCCAACCTGTGTGAGTAACATAACATTCTTTCTCTGATTGTAAGATTGACTTGCTCATTCTACACCTCCCAACAATTCGACAATAATTTGTCCGCTGTCTTTCTTGTCGCAAAATCTAAATTCTACCCCATATCGTTCTTGCATCGTTTTTAGGCACTTAGAGAGCGTTTCACCCTTTACTTGGGTAAGTGGTCGGCCTTGCTTGTTTCGTGGACTTATCCACGCTTGCAAGTCGTTGCAAGGCGGTTGTTCTTCGATAAGCACAATCAGTCTTATTCCGTTGTCCTTAGCTCTCTCGCATTCTCCCCTAAAACGCACGTGTTGCTTGCCACACACATTGCCTGCTATCTCCAATATGTCCTTTTTGGTGTCTATGCATATTGTTTGGTTGTCCAATCTCGAATAATCTCCCACGAACAACTTCGTTCTTACAACCTTTATTCCTTGCTCAACAAAATAGTCTTGCTTGTCTTTGTGCTTGTTTGCTTGATTTCTTGTATCTTCAATAATTATCATTTTGCTTGCTCCCATAAACTTAGTAAATTTTCGATTTCTTCCGGTGTTCTTGTCTCGATGCCCAACTCCTTGCAATCTTCAACAATCGCATTGATGAGCCTTGACATTTCTTCGGTATCGAATGTAGATGACCCATAGTATGCATGCACTAGCTTGTATCCTGGTATCTTGCTGTTGTCTACCACTTCGCATATCCAACCTATTCCACCCTTTTCCCAGTTTTTGTTAAAATCTTCTACCGCATCTTCTCTAATAGGTAATGGGATAGGTGTTGAATAGTTCTTAATATATTCTCGATATATTTCTGTCTTGGTGATATTGTTATATTCCTTATTGAGTTCAACAGCTAACTTATCGCACAAGGTCCAAAAATAGGCATTGGCATCTACACTTCTCTTTTTCTTATGCTTGCGAATATCTATATCAATGCAAGTTTGTTCTTTATAAGTAGCTATATCCGACAACGCTTGTGTACTGTCTTGATAAGAGCGTGGCAATATACACACTATCATTTCGTCATTTTCATTTCTCATTTTATAAATTTTCTTTGCTGTAAACATTAAACTCTTCCTTTCTTGGTAGTTTATGGTGGTCTAGGCAGTGCTTGAAGTATTTCAGTCTTGGCAAATATTCTCTCTCGATAAATGTGCTATCATACTCAATGTCATACTCGCATAGCCTGTTCTCATCAATCGGCAACATAAAATTATGATAATCATCATCAGCCAAGCCGTATGCGACAATCTTGCCTTGTAGTCTGCTAACATACATTTGTACCTGGACTTGTTGCCAATATTTCTTTGGTATCTTAAAGCCGTTGTTTTGTTTATAGGTTTTCACCTCGTAAATATATCGCTCATCATTTCCATCTAGGTTGACCCTCAATGACAACTTCGGTACAAGTATTTGTTTGTCCATTTCGGCTACCTTGATATATTCGAGTATCTGATGCTCTTTGTGAGTACCTGCAAGCATCGCTATATTGCAATAATCATTGCGAGAGATTCCATCTTTCGTAAGCCACCAATTACCAAAGCTCTTAGTCGTCCAGTTGCCCATAATATACGAAGTATCGCTTGCACCAAACCAACCACTTCTATCCTTGTCCGCTATCATAGATTTTGTAGGTCGGTGATGAACTTGTACAACTCATCGAATTGTGAAAACTTCGCTTTAAGGCTGTCAAAACCACTCAAGTTGAGTTTGGTTGCTATCTCTTCTCCGCTCATTTGTTTAGTGGTAAGTAAATTGGTGTATTCTTCTTGGGCGAGCGTCTTAAGCTTGAACATATCCGTTGGCAAGACTGCTGTTTCAGTTTTAGTGCTTTCGTCATTATCGCACCACAATTCAAAACCTAGCCCTGTGTTAATTGCTACACCCTTGACGAATGCTCTCGCTTGAGCATTGGCAACTCGCAGTTGGTTGAGAGAGTTATCCTTGACTGGGTTTGTTCCGTTAAGTAGTGGATAGTTTTGGATATATTCCTTGTCGTCAATAACAATCTTCACTCTCACTTCGTAGCATCTGTTAATAATGTTACTCTTATCAGCGAAAGACACATTGCTCATAAATAACGTACTTCCATTCTCGTTGATAAGTGGCTCGTATCTCACTACTTCTGCTCCATTTTCGTGCAACAACTTCTTGCACATTGCCCAGTTTAGATATTTAATGTCGTCACGAGTCTCGCAGTAAGGCTTGACATTGATTTTGTACATTTCATTCCAGTTCTTCTCTAACATATTTGTCTCCTTTTCGTTCTTTAATGATTGTAATCATACTTGTTTCATTGTTCATTGTTGCTTGATATTTGAGTGCATCTTCATACGAACTGAAACACTCGTAGAAAACTTGCTTGCCTGTTATGTCATCTATTGTGATACACATATATGGGTGTGTTATTAGGTTGTTCATAGGCATTCCCTCATTTCAATTTCCCCCAAATTAAAGATTTTACTGATTGTGTTTATGTCAATGCCGTATTTATTATTGCTTATACTGATAACAAGACTGCCATTATTGTGGTCACCCTTTACAACATAAAATATACAATGCTTTGTTGTTCGTATGATTGCTTGTCTGAGCTCGTTGTACTGCTCTCTCTTGTCATTTAGATGCATTGACAAATTGTTGATCAACTCTTTATTCTCTACTAATTCTTTATTTAGAAGTTCATTCTCTTTTTCCAATTTTTCTATTCTTTGCAATATATATTGATTTGTTGTCATTTTCTCTCCTTATTGCAACGTATCTACTAGCGTTTCGATATTGTCATCATAATATTGCTGAATACTTTTCAGCTTGTTTTGTTCTTCTAAAAATGAGTTCCATAAGATTTCTTCAATCTCATCTTTGCTAAAGTGATACCACAAAAAGCTGTTTATTTCCACGGTCTCTTTTTCCTGATTGACATAACGTGCTGTCTCGATTGCCTTGTCTTCATCTGCCAAAACGCTGTTGTAGCAATCATCGCAGATTTGCTTATCATCTGACATATACTCATCACACACTGGGCATTTAGTTGCTTCCACTAAATTTCCGCCACAATAGCAACAGGACATATCTGTCTCTTCGTAGCAACACGGACAGCCAAAATGTTCAGTATGTTCCGATATTGTTACGAGGTCATCTTCATCAAAGACTTCCCCACAATTCTCACATATGTATTTCATCTTACACCCCCATAGTTTTCTTTTGATTTCTTATCAAGGCTTTCATAAAGTCCTTGCAAGTTGTTGTTCCCAGCTCTTTCATAAGATACTCAATATCTTCTCTATCTTCACTATCAAGCCTTGCTGTAAACTTATAGCCAGTTACTTCTATTTTTCGTGTCGGCAGTCCTAATGAAAAATCAGCTCTATCCCATATATCTAGTTGACTCACTCCGAAGAAGTCCGCTATCTTTTCTCGTTCTTCTCTTATCGGCAAGCATCGCTGGTTGACAAACTTGCTGAACATTCCACAATCTATTTCACACGCCTTTGCTACTTCTTTTTGCATTGTGGCTGTTGCCACCATAAGATTGTTTAATTTATTCATCATCTACCTCGTACAGCCTTTCCTTGCGCAAGAAAACATATCGTGCAATATCTAAGTTGTAACAATCTATGTAATCTTGTATGTGCACCACTCCTGCAATGTGCAGTCTGTCACTCTTGCTCTTAATTGCTTGTATAATCTCGCACGCTTTACTCTGCTTGACACAGAACAACCTTTGTATGTCCGTGTTTGTCAACACTTCTTTTGAGAATATCTCCATCCGCTCTTTTGTAGATATGTTGTTCGTTTTCGGCATTTTAGTTCTCCTCATATTTCAAACCGAGTGTTTCGGCTATCATCTTGCCTTTTTTCTCAAGGCTCCGCAATTGATACAATTTTTGCCTCAATGCAGAATTCTCCGCTTTCTTTGCAAGTTTGACATACGGACTCTGTCTAAGTCTCTCAATTTCTTGTTCAATTTGCTCTGTCATCATTTTATCTGTCCCTCCATAGTCTATAATTTCCTGATAGGAAACAATTTAATTAAAAAAAATTGCATCTAATTCTTCAGCTGTAAGTTTATATCTTGCTTTGATTGTAAGTATTTCATTCTGCATAAACTTCGCTTTGCCATTTTTCTTGTAACTTAGTGCAGTTCTTGATATCCCAAGCGCTTGAGCTAAATCGCCACCAGTATCACCATATAAAGCCATTTTACTTTCCAACATTTTAGTGTTCATCTTTACCCCCTTGTAGTTTTTCTATCGTATTATTTAATCGGTCGTTCAGGTCGAACAATCGGTCTATTTCTTGTTGCATTTCACACATAGTGTTATATACTTGGTCAGCTGTCTTATTCAACTCTTGTTCTAGTTCATTAAATGCTTGCTTGATTTCTTCGTTCATACATTATCCTCCAAGTTGAAAAATTCTAGAACGCATTCACAGATATCCAGCTGTCCAAGGTAGTTATGATATTGCATCATATATTCTAGATACTCCTTGATATCTTCCACCTTGTTCTCGTTCTCACTTGATGCCATTCTTGCTATCACTTCATATGAGCTGTCGCCAAAGTATTCTTCATCATCTCTCTTATACTTATATGCGAGTTCTAGCATCTTATCGAAGCATTCTTCTTTTTTTGTTTTTACGTGATTGATTAAAATTTCCATTTTTGTATCTCATTTTGTTTCCTTGTTTCCTATTGGGAACAATCTTAATATACAACACAATTTTGTTCTTGTCAAGAACTTTTCGTAAAAATTTTTACTTTTTGTTAATTTGTCTTGAAACATTATCAACAATAATGTATAATTAAGGAAACAAAACACTTTTTGGAGGTGTTATTATGGATTTTTCTACTAGAATTAAAACATTAAGACAAGAAAAAGGTTGGACACAAGAAGAACTTGGCAAAAGAGTAGGAGTGCAAAGACCCGCTATATGCAAGTATGAAAAAGGAATGGTGCAAAATATATCAGCAACCACCATTAAAAAATTTGCAGATGCGTTCGGCGTGACACCTAGCTATATGCTTGGATATACTGACACACGCAACAAAGATGACTATCCTAGCGCAACAATATGTTGTTATAATGTTATCGGCAATGTTAGAGCTGGCTATGGACAGCAAGCAGTTGAAGAATACACAGGCGAGACAGAATATATCCCTTCCGAATTATTGAGAGGCTTACCTAAGGAAGACTATTTTGTTCTTGAAGTCAAAGGCGATTCTATGTACCCAAAATTATTGGACGGAGACCGTGTACTGGTACAACGCACCGATTCAGTGGATAGCGGTAGCATTGCAATCGTTCTATACAATGGAGACGAGGCGACTATTAAAAAAGTAGTATATGAATATGGCTGTGATTGGCTAGACCTTATCCCTCTCAATAGTAATTATCAACCAAAACGCATTTCGGGAGCCGACCTTGAACAGTGTCGTATACTTGGCAAGGTTGTCAATCTTACTCGTAGAATTTAATAAGGAGATATATTATGCCTCAAACTATATTTTTTATAGCATTTTTCATCTTTATAATAGTTGCATTATTTGCAGGTCCTCAAATACGCCAGCATAGGGAAAATGCAAAATATATGAAATTTCTAAACGAAGTGCATTATAATGCTATATATAAAGATATAAAAAATTCTATTGCCGAATTTTTTGTTACACGAGGCTACAC